ATCCACAGTTGGTACCTACTTGTTCAAATCCAAATGTAAAAGGTGCACCAATAAATTTCATTGTGTATAATGCATTATCAGTCCAAATTAGAATTGTTTCTTTTGCTTTTAAAGATCCAATAATTTTTGTACCATCTTGTAATCTTTGTGTACCTGCAGAATTAATTGCTGTAACAGTGTAATCATTTATATCTTCTTGTTCTGAAAATCTTATAAACATATCGTCTTGAGTTGATGTATCCCCAATAGTTGTTTCTGTTCCTAAATGAATTAAGTGTCTAGTTGTAGGTGATACTAATGTTACTCTAGTCGCAGTTGGGTTATTAGTTGTTTGAAATCCTGATGTAGTTGTTGATGCTCTAGTAGTTAATCTTGATGCATCTCCTGCATTCCATGTAAATGTTTTTCCATTAGCAATCGTTGCAACTAATACTTGACCGAAGTTACTTAAACTCCATAGGCCTGGTTCAAGTGCTACATCATTTGCAGATGAAGCTTCACCCCATCCACCTGTACTCCAAGTATCTGTGCCCCATCCATAACCATAAGATTGCGCTGCAGGACCCACTTGTTCATAAGGTTTAACATCTATACTACCACCTGTTGCAACCGTTCCTGTTGCAGCTGTACTTTGGGTAATGGTAAATACTGTTGCTGATGTAATAGAAGTTACTTGAAACAATTTATTTTCAAAATCTGCATCAGTAAAACCAGTTCCTCCCGGTAAAGTTACATTGTCTAATAAAACAATATCACCTGCTGATAAATTATGATTTGACCCTGTTGTAATTGAACAAACAGCTGAAGTATCTGTTGTTGCAATCGTTGCAGATGATAGAGTCGCTTTTAAAGGTGTAATGTCAAAGAGTTGACCTTCAAAATAAATAAGTAAAAATTTATCTGTACCAATTGCAACATAACGGTTACCAGCTAAATCAACAAAAGCAAATTCACGTCTAGCAACACCTACAATTGTGTCTGTAACAAGTGATGCCCATCCACCAACTTTTTCTGGCAGCATATATCTAAATCTTACGTTGTCACAATCAACCCAACGTTGTTCAGCACCAACAGACGTGTTTTGTTTATCTATTCCTGGATAGAATGAAAAATCAAGTAGAGCCATCTGTTAGCCCCTATACGTTATCTTTGTAGATCCAGCCTCTTGTTGCATTAACATAGACCAATGTAAATGCTGCTGAGTTTGTAGATACCACTAAATCAGAAGCAGACCCTAAAATATTAGAACTATTTCTACCTATTGTTAAATTGTTTGATGCAAGGTTATTACCACTATCTATGAAATGAACTTCATCTCCAACTGATGGAGATGCTGGTAAGTTAATTGTAATTGGTCCACCAATACCGCCTCCTGATGTATCTACTAAAACTTGATCACCATTGACTGTTGTATAAGTTGCTCCAGGAGTTACATATCCTCTATGTCTAATACCTAATGAAATATTAGTTCCATCTGAATATAATAAATTTGTTGATGCTACTGGTATTGCAACACCTGTTCCTGAAACTGTTTTAACGGTTAAACTATATAAAGATGAAGATCTATCTGTTGCATCTTCAACAATAAAAACTCTCTCAGCAGAGTCTGGCATTGTCACCGTTCTATTTGCTGTTAAAGTTCCTGTAAGTTTAAAGTATAAATTTTTACCATTGGATACAGCACCATTAGATAAGGCTAATGCTACATCTGCGGAGCCCACATCTATTGCAATGTATCCTGATACTGCTTGTTCTAATTGTTGTAAGTTGGTGTTAGTAATAGTACCCCAAGTACCAGACTTTTCACCTGTGGTCATTAACTCTAATTTTAAATCACTCGAATACGTACTAGCCATTTTTCTCCTATGGGTTATCTGGATCTATTGGAATCCATACACCAGTTGCACCTGGAATTATTGGGTTCCATGATATCACATCTATGGTGTTAGTTGCAAGGTTTATTTGATTACCGGTTACAGGAACTACTTTAACAATACTAACCGTTGTATTACCAATGGTAATATTCATCTGATTTCCGGTCAATAATATAGTTGAATCTTGTACAAATTGACTTGAAAAAGGTGCTGATGAAAATGACTGTGCTCCAAATAACATTATGAACCTCTACTCGTTTGAACTGGGACCCATACCTGACTTGCACCTGGTACAACCCCATCCCATTTTTTAACGTTTACCATTGTAGTGCCTACATCAAGACCAATACCTAATGGTAATACATTAGCATCTGCTGTAATTGTTACAGTACCTGTTGATAAGTTTTGTCTATTAGTTGTAACGGTAACTGTTGCATTAGCTTTGGTTGTAACATTACCGATGGTTAAATCAAGTCTGTTTCCAGTGACTGAAACATTTGCTTCTCCAACAATAGTAACTGTTCCACTATCTACATCAACTCTGGTACCGTTTGGTAATACAGTTGCTTTACCAATAATAGTTGGATCTCCTGAATCTAGATTAACCCTTGATCCAAATACCGGATATCTAAATGCATAAGTAGGGCTTCCAGTATCAATATCTAATTCACTACCAAGAAGTGCAACAACTGCTTCTGCAACAACCGATACATCGCCGGTATCTGCATTAATTCTTGATCCAGTGACATCATACTTAAATGCATAAGTTGGTGTTCCGGTTGCAAAGTTAAATTGACTTCCTGTTGGAATAACATTTGCATCTGCTGTAATAGAGACAACTCCTGAATCGAGTTGTGTTGCAATACCCGTTACATCAACTCGTTGGTTGACTCTAATAACAATATTACCGATTGTGAAATTTAATTGATTGCCAGTTACATCAAAATTTGCATCAGCAGTAATACCCACTGTGCCTGTATTAGCATTTATTCTTGAACCATTGACCTCAACATATGCATATGGAGGAATACCTTGTGAAGCAAAAGCTGCTTCGGAGAAGGCCGTTGCACCGAAGTACATGACCTACGCTCCTGGTTTAGTTGGCCATGTGACTGAATTAACGTCTTCGACTGTATTTAAATTATTTGTTATATCTCTTAAAGATTGTCTATAAGTTCTCATGTCATCAGATAAAGTTTGATCTGATAAAGCATAATGATCTGTGTCTTGTAATAATTTATTTCTTTTGGCTCTTAAAGAATTTATTAATATATTAAATCTTTCATCATCTGTTAAAGTTTCTGCAAAAGGTAATCCTTTTTTTAATGAGCCATTGTTAATAGTATTTAATTCATTAACTGTTTTATCTAATTTAGTTCTTAATCTTGATTGTAAATTATTTACTATATCTGTTGTTAATTGTTCATCAATCCAACTTCTAACAGTTGTTTCATTTAAACTAGATATATTTGTATTTTTAACAGGTTCAAAAGTAACTTCTAATTTTTCTTTATGTCTTATTGGAGTTTTACCAGTTCTATTACAAGTACCAAAATAATTTACAATAGCTTTAGAAACTTCTCCACTATCTGTGTATTCTAAATTTTCAATTTTATAATTATAAGTATATTCCATAACTTCTCCTAAACTATTGTTATCAATGGCGAACCAGATAAATTTCCTGTTAATTGTATTTGATAAGTTCCATGTGTCATACCAGCAGTAGTAAAAGTATTTAGACTATCTGGTTGTGTATATGTTACTGAGTTTCCACCATCACTTTCAAAGTTAGTAGCAAATTGAGTTCCAGTTCTATAATTACCATAAGAGTAATTTATACCAGAGCCATAACCATATGCTTTAATATTTAGTACAAAAGAAGTATTTGAGTTTAAATTAAATTCAAGTTTAACTGAAGCACTACCACCCCAAACTCCACCACACATCCAAGTTTGACCAATTCTTAACCAATCTTCTGTTGTTTGACCATTTAAACCAGATGCAGAAATTATTTGATTTATGTCTGATGATTGGTCTATTCCTAACCTATTATCACTAGATAAAGTTAAAAGTGTGCTAGTAGCACTAGATGATATTCCATCTACTCCAATCGGAATAGCTGATGGTAATGCTGTTACATTCCCGATAGAAGTATTATTAATATTCGCTGCAGGAAGTGTCCCTGATATTGCTGTTGAAGCAACTGATGTAATTGCAGGTGATGTGATTCTAGTTATTGCCATATTATATTCCTATCAACGCTTTTATTTCAGCGTCATCCAATCCTAAATCTTTTAGCTTCTGTTTACCAGATGCTTTTTTATCTATTGCGTCTTGCTTTTCTTGTTCTATTTCAGCTTCAACAGTTGGTATTTGTGCTTTAATATCTTCTCTTGAAATTGGTGTAGTTCCTTTTAACCATTCTATTTCACAAGTGTTAATATCACTACCTTTTATATTTACTACTGCGTTTGGGTTTATTTTTAATATTGCTTCTATAATCATGCTTGTATCTCCATAGCTATAAATTGACCTGTTTCTCCTTGATCGTTTATTGAAACAGTGCCAGATACAGCTCTATATCTGACAGTATAAGTTATTTGTGAAGTTGTATTTGGACTATCTAATACAACCATAGCAAAAGGTGCAATAACTCTTGCATTTGAACCATAAACAGAATTTAAACCATTAGAAGCATCTCCAATATTTGTGCTATCTCTAAAAATAGTTGCATTAGCTCTGTTCCCTGAAGTACCTTGATTATCTAATGTACCATATGCAGATATTAATATTTTATTACTTGCACTTGATGGTGTAATATTAATGCTGTAATTAGTTGTTGTAAAAGTACTATTGTTTGTTTGAGTATATCCAGCAGTATTTGAAACAACTTGTAAAACTTTTCCTGTGACCAATGCAGAACTATTATTTTGCAAAGTCCCTACAACATTAACCGTATCCCCAGCTTTACCGATTGTAACGGTATTGGCATTCTCATTGATAATGTTATTGCCTGATGTATCTTGTATCTCGTCTACTTTTAATATACTGCTCATTATGCTCCTATCCTGTATGCTCCAAAGTACGTTCTTTGTTGTGTTGAATCTCCAAAAGCTGTTGCGTCTCCACTGTTTACAGTATTACAGAGTCCATATAACTCTACATAATCTGATGATCCATTCATATCAATAACTATTTGAAGAGTTTGTGTATTAACATTTGCATAATTACTATTAAAATTATCACTTGATTTTCCAACAGTAGAACCATTTTTTTTGATGTAAAGTTCTGATTCTAAATTGTTTGCAGACGCTCCACTACTTAAAATAGCAGCACCATAAACCATGTATTTACCAGCTATGCTTGGAGTAAACCTATAATTTGTAGAATTGTCATAATCACTGTCACTGTCGTAAACTTCACTATTTATTTGTAATTTAGTTTCAGTGCCGTCTGAAAGAGTTTGACCTGAACTTAAAAAAGCATGAAAACCAGGATAGTTTTGACCTGACATAGTTCCAGCAGTTGCTGAAAAAGTAACACCTGAAGGGATAGAAATAGTCTCCCCAGATTGACCAAGTGTAATCGTCCCTGATCCAGAGCTAGTTGTTATTGTTCCTACTTTTAATGTTCCGTCTGCCATAATAATTCCTATTCTATAATTTTAAATGCGTTAAAATAAGTACTTTCCGATGAAACACCTACATCTAAATTACTTCCTTGATTATGATAGAAATACATTTCAATATAATCTGAAGAACCATTCATTTCTACAGTATCTGTATTAGTAATCATTGGAGATGAATCTCCATTAAATCCTTGTGTACTACGATTATATACAGATCCATTTTTATTAATGTATAATTGAACATTTGTAATAGTAACAGCACCATTTAATCTTACAGAAGCTGTAACTAAATATTTTCCAGCAGTTGTTGGAGTAAATCTATAATTTGATGTATCATAATTTGAGCCAATGTCATACGATTCAGTATCAAAATTTAATTTAGTTATTGAAGCAGTGGATATAGTTTGAGTACTTCCCATATAAGCTCTAAACGCTGGAGTGTTAGTTCCACCAAAACCAGATTGAGTACCGTTGTTTGTAATCGTTACTCCAGAGGGAATAGTAATATCCGTTGCATTGGTACCACCTAATGTAAGATTAGTACTTCCTGAAATCGTATCAATTGTATTTGTCTCTAGCTTACTCATTATAAAATTACAAATGTACTCCCTGATGGAATG